TTCTACTTCATATTCTATAGCTTCTTCAGCCATTTGTTTCTCCTACGCCATCTGCGGAAATGGTCGGGTTACGCTTCCTTTAATACTTTTAAAATACACTAATGTAAAAATATATCCAAATATTTAATTAGATAAGTTAAATGATGTATCTAGATCACTAGGATCATTTACAGTCATAATCACCTGATCATCAAACAAAAGCAAAAGCTTTACGCCTCTATATTTCATTTTAACACCAGAGTGTTTACCATAGCATACATAGTCACCAACTTTACACCACGGTCCTTTTGGAAACTTTTTTGTATCTTCATATGCTAGATCACCTAAAGCAATAACTCTTCCTACAGTTGTAAGAAATGCCATATCATCTTTAGTTGAATCAGGTAGTATTATTCCACCTTTTGTTTTTGTTTTAACTGAAACTGGTCGAACAAGAATGTGGAAACCAGTTAGATTTGGTAGTTTATCAATCCACTCGTCGTTTTTTAAACCTTTACTTAGTGCTTGATGTAACATTGTCTATTTAAAATCCTCTTCCGTTTCAATATTTAATCTTTTACTTACAATATCAATTGCAATTTCAATAGCATCCTGCAGTCCTGTAGAGTAACCTACAAGATACTGATATTCAGGATAGTCTGAAGCTGCGCCTGACGCAAGAGAATTTATTACAGACTTTCTTTTTTCTTCGATACCTTTACGGATATCGGTAGTCACTAACATTATTTAACCTTTTTTAAGATCAGCACCTTGTACGGGTTTGGGAGCTTGATAGCTATCAGGTTCACGTTGATTTAAAGTACCAATCCGAACACGATCCGAATACTCTTCAGATGGAACTTTACTCCAATCCCCTACTGCACTACCAGTTGATTTAAATTTAAAAGCCATTACTAGTCTCCTTGTTGTTTTATAGTTTCAATATCACGTTTGGTTTGGTCTTTCATTTCTTGTTCCATTACTCTAAGAACTGCCATACCTTTTTGTAGATTTTCATTATCATTGTTTTTTGACAAATCTGCAAGTATTTTTAATGCAGCTTCAGTTTGTTTTATCTGCCTATCTTTTTCACGCTCTTCTTTTTGTAGAAGATTACTTGCGCCTTCAACATAAGCATCTAAAGCAAGTTTTGCTTCTTTAATATCTAGCTCACGAGTTTTAAGAATACTCTCTGCATTTTCTTTTGCCATTTGAGATTGAATCTTTTTCTCTTCAATTTCTAAACGCTTACCTTCCATTTGTACCATTTGTTGTTCTGGTGTTGGTGGACCTTGTGCTGCTTGTTGATTTGCTACTAGAACCTGTTGTGCAGCTTGTGCCATAACTTGCTCAACAACACGAGGATCAACATTTTCTTGCCCCTGCATAAGTTGACGAGTTACACCATTCATTTGTTCTTGATATTTCATTACAGAATGTTCTTGTATATTTGCAGCAAGAATTGGAACAATACGTTGCATAATTGGATTCGCACCATTTGTAGGGTCTTGCATATATGCCATCTTAACTTTTATATGAGCATCGTGATCTTGTCCTGCAAATGCTTTAATTGCTAATCCTTTAGTTGCAGCTAAAATATCTGATACAGGATCAAGTGGACGAGGCTGTACTTTTTCAGGAAGGATTAAATCAATGTTAGGAATATTCGCTGCACGTAAAATTGTTTTATGTAACTCTTCTGTATTATACATTCCAGCAGGAGCTTGCTGTGCCATTTGTAATGCCATTTGAGCCATCATCATCTTATGTGCTGCAGATGGAACATTTGGATCAGATACAGGAATAATATCAATACGACCATTAAAGTCATTTCTTAGTATAGCATCTTGACCTTGTGATACTTCAAATGGATAGTATTCAGGCATAGATTCAAAGTTAATACGTGCAAGTATTTTTAATTCTTCTTTTTGAGAATGATGTAGACGTTTATGTACTGCTGTAAAGAATTTACTTGACGCTTCAAGTAATGCCATAGTTGTTCCAACTGGACCATAAGATGCGGCATCACTAATAACTTGTTCTGTATTGTCTGCAAACTTTTGTCCTGATGCAGCTACAAACTGTAACATCTGATATAAAGTTTGTGATGGTTCTTTATACGGTAGAGGAACAATAGACTTTGTTAAGTCAATACCTGTTGCCTCAACCTCTTTAAATTCACCAGGAGCAATAGGTTCATCATCACCTGTAATCCGTACACCTTTAGCGCGGAAACCTGCAGGAAGATTTGCAAACTGCCCTGCGTCGATTAGACTCCGCATGGCTGAAGTTGCAGATGCAGTCATATTCCCTAGCATATGAATATAACCAATGCCGTAGAAACTTAATGCAGGAACAAATCTATAGTGTGAGTAAAATAATTTTTTATTTCTTTGATTATCTTCAGGATCATAGTTTCTACGTATTGATAATACAGTTTGACTATCTAAATCAACTGTTACAATATACGGAAGTGTTAGTTCAGATTCATCTTCTAAACTTTCAATCTCTAAATAACAATGTTGTTCAAGTAATGTATATTGTCCATCAAAGTCTGCATTAGAAGGGGTTACACCTGTAACTTGATTCATCTTATTACGTAATGCGGATAATTCAGGAATTTCTGGTTTCTCAATTAGCTTATCAGAAGCAACATACATTCCACCTACAATTTCTCGTTCAAGTTGAATTGGACTTCTATAAAGAACTTGTGTGTATCTATCGGCAGTTCTTAGGTTCATTGCAAAGTTAGACACAACAAACTGATCAATTGGAACAAACTCACTTACAGGACGTTGCAAGCCACTATCGTAGTAAACTTTTTTAAATGCTGATCCAAATAATGGCAGGTGAAAAAGCATTCGCTCAGTTTCATCAAAGTATTCAGGCATCAACTCTGTAAGTTGATAGTTCATATATTCTTTAACACGTTGTGCTTGTTGTTCTTTTTCTGGTGTTGTTTTTCCAATAACCTGCGTTTTTACAGGTCCACCTGCAGGGAATAGTTCTTGTATTGCTTTAGATTGAAAAGATACTGCTGATTCAATTAAGAGAGGATGCACTGCTGTACATGCTCCTTCAAAGGGTTCATTCGTTTCTTCTAATTTTAATCCTAGCAAATCTAAGCCATTGGTAAACATCTGTTCCCATTCTTGACGAGATTCTAAATCTGCTTCATAAGCTTGAATAACTTGATCTGCAATGTAGTCTTGAGTCTCTATATCTAAATCTTCAACAAGGTTTCTGTAGAATCCATTAGGATTGCTATAGTTAATTTCAGGATTATCACTTTCTTCTGCACCAAACTCAACCGTTACACTACCATCTGTACCATCAAACTCTAAACGAGTCTCTGGCATTTCACCTACACCTACCATGTCTAGTTCAATAACATTAGTATCTTGTAACATGTTTTGTTCAAATGGATTTTTTTCTACAGCCATAGTAAATACTTCCCCTTTTATAAGGATTTAAAAAATATAATATGTGTTCTAGTATAGTGATAAAGTACTAATTAAGCAAGTGTAACTTAGAAACGCCAGTACCCTCGTTTCTTTTCTTTATACCTATGTTCATCTTCAAAGTCATCATTAGCTGCATCATCAGGATGAATAAGGTTCCAGCTATCTCGCATATAGATAATTGCCATTGTCATACAGTCAACCATGTCATCATGGGCTGCATTAGGAAACTGAATAGCTTCTTGAAATAAAGCTTCAGACCAATCTGTATCTGGTATCCAAACCTTCCCTGCTTCTAAGAAAGGCGATGCCGCATAGACACGAGACACCTTATCTCTATCTGGCATGTACTCAAGTACAGGTAATCTACTTCGTCTCATATCCTGTATGAGAGACTGTCCACTTGCTTTCTTTTCGATGATGCAGACATCTGGTTGATAGTCTTTATACATCTCTTGAGCAAGCCTACGCAACTCAGGATATTCATATTTACCATACAGATTAGATAAAAGAATTAAGTTACCTTCTACACTCTCTCGCCCTGTATTCGGATCAGTCTCCACTGAAGGGAAGATGCCCCAAGTTTGTATAACACTATTATCTGCCGTTGACTTAGTACTAAATGCTGTATCATATGTTTGAATAATAAAATCACAGGGTGGTGGATCTTCGTATTCCCATACTTGAAACCATTTCTTTTTTATTATACCACCTTCATCTGGTTGAGGGTCTTGCATATATAATGCATTCCAATACCTACTACCATTTGATGCTTTTATTTCTTGTTCATCAACTCTAAGAACTTCTTCTGGTTTCCATTCTGGAAAGTAGGAAGACCCAACAGGAAGATTTAGTAACTTTGATGCCTCTTCATCAAGCCATGCAGGGATGCGAATAACATCCCATTTATTTTGCATATCAATTTCTTCTTGCTGTTTTAACAGCCAACCACATATATCATCAAAGTGATATCTGGTATTGATAATTATAATTGAACCGTTAGGCATGACACGAGTACGTAGACCTGAAGGATACCACTCTTTAATATACCTTCTCCCACTCTCACTAATTGCATCTTCTTCTGACATTACATCATCTAACAATGCAATGTGTGCGCCTCGCCCTGCAATCTGACTTCTTACACCTGCTGCATAATAAGAACCATTCTTATTTGTTTTCCATTTTCCTGCAGCTTTAACATCTGATCTAAGCTTTACACCGTTAAACATTCTATCGAAATCTTCAGAGTTTACAATATCTCTTACTGATCTACCAAAGTCAGATGCTAACTGATCCGAGTGAGAGACTGACATAATTTCATGTGAAGGATTTCTACCTATATACCAAGCTGGAAATAACTTAGAACAGATAACTGACTTAGAACTACGAGGTGGTAAAAATACCATTAGACGTTTACATTCTCCATCTACAACTTGCTGTAGCTTGTGACATAGAACTTGTATATGTCTACCCATCTTAAAGTCAGGCACAAGTTTAGGTGCTTCCTTTCTTACGAAAGTTAGAAAATCTTCATTTGCTTTTTTGTGAGTGTATACCTTTAATGAGTTTTTAAGATAATTAAAATCTACTAAAGTTTCATTTGATAGTTCTTCTATCTCTCCATCATCTGAAGGTTTAGGATAGAATAACTTTTTCTGTAAAAGTTTAAGAGTATCTTTTGGTAATGCATCTTTAGTATCATTTTCAGGCTGTACCCGTTCTGCTTGTTCTCTTTTATTACCTGAACGAGAATTTTTTGATTGTCTTGTATTAGCCATCTTCTTTTATTATAGATTTAATAATTTTTTTATCTGTGTATCCTTCATCATTTTTATGTGACTCAATCATTGCATACCTCATAAGGTGTAAACTTTCTAAAGAAACTGAAAGATTATCTCGCAGTATTTCACCAATGGGTGTAGGTCTTATTAGTGCAGGAGTATAGGCAATGATCTGTTGAAGTTCATGGATCATATTAGATAAAATTTTAGCTGATGCAATAGAACTAAGTGTTTTTGATCTATTCATTACACTTCGGTAGTCTTCTATTGTGTCATTACCTGTTATTGCAGCTACATATTCTATTGCATCTTCAAATTCAAAAGAGTCTAAGTCATCGTGTAAGTTGCTCAAAGTACTATTCTCCATAATATCTCGTTACCTCTTTAGCCATACATAGATAACTTGACTCCTTTATATGGTAGACCAATAAGACTAGAAAGACAAGGTTAAAGTTTATTTGCGTATGTGGATAAATTATGATACCCTTCCCCTAACATCGGGAGGGACTATTAAAGACTATTAAAGACTATTAAAGTTTCTATTATAAAAATAATAAAGATAATAATAAATAGTCTTTAATAGTCTATTAAAGAGGATGCCGACAAGTATGATTATACTCCCCTAGTTTTTTTGTAATTATTTTTTACACAAATTACAGAAAATAAATAAAGGGGTATGTCCATATGATGATGATCCGTAATTTTTTAAAAATATCTGTCAGGTACATTTTATATATACACATGTTGGCGCGGTTTTTTTGGCAGGGTGTTGCATAAATACCACAGTAAACTGTGACAAATTTACCACAGTTCTTTGCCTATGGCAAAAATAACACTAAAGTGTTGCATAATTGTCACAGCTTTCGGTTAATCCTAAAGGATTACTTGCCAAGTGTTGCATAAATACAACATCTTCGATGTTAACTATCCTAGACCTTTTAAGGTCTACCCTATCCCCCCTATCCCATTGTAATCCTTGAGGATTCCTCGCGCAATACCACGCCAGCATTATGCGCTGCGGTATGGACATTGCACATCACGTTGCACACATCATGCACATCATGCTGGACAAGGTGGATTTGGGGGGTACTAAAGGTATTATATATATCATAACGTAGTTATGAATAATATATATAAT